GCTGAAAAGCTTAGCTATGATTACGGATTAAAAGTTGCCAAAGCTATAGAACACGAGTGGTTTAACAAAGATCAAGGACTTAATAGATACCACAAACACTATAACGATTTTCATAGATTAAGGCTTTATGCAGAGGGTAATCAATCAATACAAAAATACAAAGACGAATTATCTATAAATGGTGACTTAAGCTACTTAAATCTAGACTGGACACCAGTTCCAATTATACCTAAGTTTGTAGATATAGTTGTTAACGGTATGTCAGAAAGATCTTACGATGTTAAAGCATATTCGCAAGATCCTTACGGTGTTGAAAAAAGAACAAAATACATGCAGTCTATAATAGATGATATGAACACTAAGGAGATAAATGATTTTGTTCAACAGCAGTTTGATGTAAATTTATACGAAAACGATCCTAACACGTTACCAGAGACACAAGAAGAACTAGAACTACACATGCAGCTTTCTTATAAGCAAGCTGTAGAAATAGCAGAAGAACAAGCTATAAATGTTTTAATGAATGGTAATAAATACGATTTAACAAAGAAAAGATTTTATAGAGATTTAACTGTTTTAGGTATTGGTGCTGTAAAAACTGGATTTAATACTTCAGAAGGTGCTACTATAGAATATGTTGATCCTGCGGATTTAGTTTATTCTTACACTGAATCACCTTATTTTGACGATATATATTATGTAGGTGAAGTCAAAACTATACCTGTAAACGAATTAGCAAAACAATTTCCACATTTAGATCAATCAGATTTAGAAGAAATAATACAATCAAGATCTTTATATACAAACAACTCTTATAAAAACGCTAGTAGTTACGATGAGTTTGATAATAACAAAGTTCAAGTTTTATACTTTAATTATAAAACTTATATGAACGAGGTTTATAAAATAAAAGAAACAGCTACAGGCGCTGAAAAAGCAATAGAAAAAGATGATAGCTTTAATCCACCAGAAGATATGGAAGGAGGATTTACTAAATTACATAGGGCTATAGAAGTTTTATATGAAGGCGCTATGGTGTTAGGTACAAATAAATTGTTAGAATGGCAGTTGGCTAAAAACATGATGAGGCCTAAAAGTGATTTTAACAAAGTTAAAATGAACTATAGTATTGTAGCGCCTCGTATGTACAAAGGCAATATAGACTCTTTAGTAAAAAGAATTACTGGGTTTGCTGATATGATTCAGTTAACACACTTAAAGTTACAGCAAGTTATGTCGCGTATGATACCTGATGGTGTTTATTTAGATGCAGACGGACTTGCTGAAATAGATTTAGGTAACGGAACAAACTATAATCCACAAGAAGCCTTAAACATGTTTTTCCAAACAGGTAGTGTTATAGGTAGATCGTTTACACAAGACGGTGATATAAATCCTGGCAAAGTACCAATACAAGAAATAACGTCTGGTAGTGGTGGTAATAAAATACAAGCGCTTATAGGAAACTATAATTATTATCTACAGATGATAAGAGATGTAACCGGACTGAACGAGGCTAGAGATGGTAGCATGCCAGATGATAGAGCCTTGGTAGGAATACAAAAAATAGCAGCTGCTAACTCAAACGTAGCTACTAGACATATACTAGATTCTGGTTTATTTTTAACAGCTGAAGTAGCAGAACAATTGTCACTTAGAATATCTGATATTATAGAATACTCTCCGACTAAAGATGCTTTTATACAAAGTATAGGTGTTCATAATGTAGCAACTTTAGAAGAAATGACTAGTCTTTACTTGTATGATTTTGGTATATTTATAGAGTTAATGCCAGACGAAGAAGAGCAGGCTAAATTAGAAAATAATATACAAATGTCGTTACAGCAACAAACTATTGATTTAGAAGATGCTATTGACATTAGAGAAATAAACAACGTTAAGTTAGCTAATCAAGTTCTTAAAATTCGTAGAAAAAAGAAAATAGAACAAGATCAAATAGCTAAACAACAAAACATGCAAGCACAAGCACAAGCTAATGCACAACAACAACAAGCAGCTGCTCAAATGGAAGTGCAAAAACAACAAGCTTTATCACAGTCTACAGCACAACTAGAACAATTAAAGGCACAATTAGAGCTTCAAAAAATGCAACAAGAAATACAGGCTAAGCAACAATTGATGGCCTTAGAGTTTGAGTTCAACATGCGTTTAAAAGGTATGGAAACTGAAAACTTAAAAGCAAGAGAAAAAGAAAAAGAAGATCGTAAGGACGAAAGAACTAGAATACAAGCTAGCCAACAGTCTGAAATGATCGAGCAAAGAAAAGGTAACCAGCCTGCTAAAAAGTTTGAGTCAGCAGGTAATGATATATTAGGAGGCAGAGATGTTACTGATATGTCTGGTTTTACACCTAGATAAAAATTATTAATTATTATTATATTATATTATGGCAAAAA